TATTCTTTACTAAAGTTAGAATTTATTCTTTACTAAAGTTAGAATTTATTCTTTACTAAAGTTAGAATTTATTCTTTACTAAAGTTAGAATTTATTCTTTACTAAAGTTAGAATAATTTCTTTACTAAAGTTAGAATTTATTCTTTACTAAAGTTAGAATAATTTCTTTAAAGCCTTCGAATCTTTTTGAGCAACAAATACAGAAAGTAAATAGAAGACTAATCCCATAATTAGATGAACGATATGTTCAGGACATTTAACCTTTGTTCCTATTAATTTATTAATTTCACTGACAACCTGGCAGTGGGCAGAATGAGGGAATAATCCCCAGAATAATGCATTCGTTACTAAAAACGCTAATACTAAACAATTCATTTTATAATATGAATTATATTTTTTTTTTAATTAATTAATTATTTTTTTTATTTATTAATTATAGTAATAGTAATGTATAAATTAATCCTTTTAATTTTCATTTTAGGAATATTTCTATATAAAAAAAAAACAATAGAGGGGTCTGGTGTAAGATCTTGTTGCGGAGGTGTTGTTTCTGATGAGAATAAATCCCGTTCTCCTAAGAGAATAAGAAGATGCTTGAAGAATGAGGTATGGGAAATGCCTTGTACAAATAAGGGATCATCAGATTGTTGTTCAGGCGAAGATAGATGTGTGCCTTCGAGACATGGTGGAACGTGTCAAAAGAAAGATGGCTCGGGACACTACATTTACGATGAAGCAGAAAAGAAAGATTATGTGAGGTCAAGAGATGATACAGATGATGATGATGATGATGGTGATGATTATGATGATGATAAACAGGAATTATATGATAAATTATTTAATTTAGACTACTTGAATTATTTCATAATAGTATGTATTTGCGTTTTCATACTCTATTTAATTTATCATTTATTTATTGAAAAAAATGTAAGTCATAGTCCACATCATAGTCCACATCATAGTCCACATCATAGTCCACATCATAGTCCACATCATAGTCCACATCATAGTCCACATCATAGTCAACACATTCGTTCGTATCGTCCCAGACAATCGTGATTATAAACACCCAAACTCCAAATATTCATGACATAAAGATTAAAAAGATTAAAAAGATTAAAAAGATTAAACGATTTAAAGATTTTTTAATATTATTTATTAAAAAAATGGAAGGAGTTGATTACAGAAATTTTGATTTTGTTAGTAACAAAATGCGATCATTCTTTAAGGATGTAAAAGGTTTTAAAGAAGTTCACACACAAGATAAATTAAGTATCCTGGCGGCATGTGAAGATCCGAAAACGATTGCCACCTACAACTATCAAGGGAACGTCTGGCCTTTACCTCAGACAGGCCAGATGCACCTTGAAAATTATCTATTAGATCATCCAGAAGAAGGTGGATTTTTCTGTTTATCAACTTCATACCGTAATGAACCCAATCCTATCCCAGGGAGACATAACTTGATCTTCCCGATGTTCGAGTTTGAATTAAAAGGAGGGATTGATGAACTCCGCAAGGTTGAAATGGAACTCTTAGAATATCTAGGATTTAAAAAAAATGATGCTGGAATTTATCCCCAGGGTGATTATGATGATGTTTGTAAAAAATATAGTGTTGATGAATTAGAACATGAACATGAAGAACGTCTTGAAAAAGATTATGGCTCTGTTTTTTTCCTAGAGAACTTTCCTGAAAGAACTTCCCCTTTCTGGAACATGAAACTTCAGGAGAATGGGACTCACTCAAACAAAATTGATGTGATTATCCATGGGATAGAAACAATCGGTTCGGCAGAAAGAAGTTGTTCTCCTGAAGAAATGAAAGATAAATTCCATACGATATCTGATGGTGGATATGCTGATATCCTTTACACTCAATTCAGTAAAGAAAGAGTTGAAAATGAATTAAATGAATTTGTTAAAAAGGAATTCTTTCAAAGGAGTGGTGGGGGGATTGGGATGACTCGCATGATTCGTGCTATGAAATTATCTGGTCTTATTCCGGAACAATGATTGAATTATTAAATTATAAGATAATCTTAATAATATCTGATATTGGTATTTTCACCGACATTTCACCACCCTCGTCTGGATAAAGTGTAACATTTGCTTGCTTTTTCATTCTCTTATCAACTTTTCCAATATTTCCATTGAATTCTTGACCTTGGTAGTTAGCAACTATCTTCAATCCTTCTTTTAAATCATTAACTGATGTAGGGACTAATATATTTTCTTCTTTCTTGAGGGATTTTTGTTCTTCCTTCTCAGTTTTATCTTCTTCCTTATCTTCTGCCTGTTCAGGCTCTGGTTCAAAATCTTCTTCTTCTTTCTTTTCTTCTTTCTTTTCTTCTTTCTTTTCTTCTTTCTTTTCTTCTTGTTCTTTAACAATAGTTAAACGAGTGTATGGGATTTTCTTATTTTTACCATTATCATCTTTTATCGCGATATTCTTAGATTCCTCGGTAAAGTCTTCTCTAACTATTCCTAAATTATCTTGACCTTTGGCAAACCATGAAACGCGGACATCTTTCTTAAATTCACTTATTTTGAACTTCTCAGGGGAATCTTTCTTTTTCTTGGGTTTCTCAGGGGAATCTTTCTTTTTCTTGGGTTTCTCAGGGGAATCTTTCTTTTTCTTGGGTTTCTCAGGGGAATCTTTCTTTTTCTTTTTTTCTTTTGTAATTTTCTTTTCAAAATTTTTATTATGAATTGTTACTTTAGGTAATTCTGTTTGTAAGTATGGATTGATGTTATTTATTAATAATTTAATATCATCATATTCATTGTTCATATTTTTCATATTTTTAACATATTCATTGCGAATTCTTGATTTTTTTAGTTCATCTTTCTCTTTCTCTAAGTCTTTAATTAGAACCCTACATTTCCTTGATTGTTCAATACGGGTATCATAAAATTTCTGTATTTTTTCTTTCTTATCATTCATATTTGTTTCATTAAATAATTCTTCAATATACTGAATTGCTAATAAACATTTTTCTTTTTTCTCATTTTGCTGTTTTAATTCATTATCGACATCCAAATGTTTTGATATTACCGACCAATTGATCCCTTCTTCAAGTTTATCCTTTAATTTGCGTAACTCTTTCTCATAACAAACATATTTGGGAAATTCAATTGTGATTTGTGTCCCACATATACCACTTTTTTCAGAACCACAAGTGAATATAAACTTTTCTGGGTCAGATTCGTCAAAAAGTTTCTTATTATCGCAATCATCACATTTTAATTTACCTTCTCTTTCTGAAACTACATCAGACAAGAACCTGACTTTTTCATCATAATATGTTCCCAATGTTTCCAAGTATTCTTCCATTCTATTAGTTAACAATAATATTTAAATTAATATTCTTTTAATATTATTTTCAAATTTAAATTTTAATTTAATTCTTTAGGAGTTTTTCATAAATTTTAATTTCTTTATAAAGACCTGTTACTTTATTCTGATACTCAATTTGATTGTTTTGCTTATTTAATTTCCTTCTATATAAAATATATCCGCCAATCACTATGATGATTAAAGAAATTGTATTGAATATGATCTTTGAATAATCATATTTAACTTCAGGGATGATAATTGGTTTCGGTTTAATTATTTTACTAATTTCACTAATTTCAACAAGATTTGGTTTCATATTAAAATATTATTCTTACTTTAAAAAAAAAAAATTATTTAGACTTTTAACTTTAACTTTTAACTTTAACTTTTAACTTTTCTAATTATCATTTGTTCTCATATAAACATAAATAACTAATCCAATTACAAGTGATACTAACCAGAAAGGATATATCGTTTTACCTTGACCCGTCCCAAATTGTTTAAATTTACCATCATTTGAAAACATGATTTCAAGTTTCATTTGATATAATAGAATACATATTGATAGATAGATTACCAAAATGGTTTTTAAAGTATTGTCTATTTCAAACATTTATAATTTATATAGTGAAAACATTTTTTTTAAGAATATCAATCATAATCATCTATAAATACCCAGTCATTTAAATTAATAATATTGATATCATGGACAATGACTTTATTTCCTTCATCCAAAAGATCAACATTGTTTAACTCATCAATGAATACTCGGATTCCTCCAAAGTTCACTTTTAAAAAATTAACGATGTTCTTCTTTTTCTTGTTGTTCGTTATTTGAACCTTATTTGTCCGGTTTAGTAATAGAAAAATGAGTTCATTCAATTCAATAGAATTATTCTTTTGTTCGGTTAATATCTCATTGATACAATCAATTGCGATTTTTCTTCCTTCTTCTTTCGAAATATTCCATTTGTAATTTTTATGAACCATTTTTAATAAACTTAAATATTTTTATTAAAATGGATTAATTTTCTAAATAAATTATATTTCTTAAAAAAAAAAATATAATTATTATTAACAATGGTAAAGAAAATAAATATGAAAGGTGGTGGGAATGAAGTTATCATTCTCATCGCCGTATTATTAATTTGCGTATTAATCGGTGGAGCAGCAATTGTATTGTGGCCTGATGATAAATGCAAAGAAGGTACTGTCGCTAAAGACAAATGTAAATGTGGTGAGAAGGAATGTGAAAAAGGTGAAACTTGTAATGATGGGGCGTGTGATGCTGATGACGGACCAGCAAGTCCTGATCCTCCAGACGCGACAGCCGCTGGAGGTGGTGGTAGTGGTAGTAGTGGTAGTTGTAGTGATACATCACTTACTACACAACCTACATGTGAATCTGGTGGAGGAACGTGGACTCCAAGTCCGCCTCCGCCTCCACCTCAACCACCAGCCGTAAGGCATCCTTGTTTAGATCTTCATAGTAGTTGTGAAGGCCCGCCGAATTATGTATGTAAGGCCGCAATAGAAGGCGTGACAGGGGATAGGTCTCGGGGATATTTTAAGTCTGGTAATGATCCAGAATTGGAAACTTACTGCCAAGTTTGCCCAGAGGGATCTACGAACTCCACTCCAGGCGGAGGTATTGAGAGTTGTCTATGTGACGCGGACGGGTCATATATGTCCACAACAGCCCCTTATGCGTGTGAAACTTGCCCAAACCCGTATAATGTAAGACATGATGATGAATGTGTTTGTAATTTGGGAGAGAACTATGAAGGTGAAAGTGATGGTTGTTCCCGGTCCACCCCCGTTGTCGAGAGTCCCATAATATTAGACACTGTAAATGTTGGAGATTTAGACCCATCATTACATAAAGCTTTATTA